CTCACATTTACATGTGCAGGAAGTGATGTTTATAGAGAAGGTTCAAAAGTGGAAAGTAGAACCGCTGGAGCAGCATCAACTATCGATACGTCGGCAGCAAGTGAAACGATATTAACGTATACACCTGCGGCGGCGGCAACTAATAGTTTAACTCATGGGTGTTTTATCTATTTCACGTGCTATGAAAAAGGCACTTGGGATTTTGCTTATGATTTCGCTAACGGTGCTACATTTGATACAGGCGCTGCGGCGTGGAGTTAATAAATAATTAATGTGAGCTCCTTCGGGAGCTTACAAATTAGGAGAATAAATTATGACAACATTTACAAGTGATCAAACAACCTTACAAACGGCTACAGTTAGTGCAACAGTATTAAGAGGAGCTAGAACTAGAGTTACATCTATTCAAGGTAGAGGAGAAGCAGGTTCTGTTTTACTTTTGCATGACGTTGATGATGCTGCAGATGTCGCAGCAGGCAACTTAAAAGCTACTTATAAATGGGAAACAGAAGGTTTAGACGTTTTTGTTCCTGGTTCTGGTATTTTGTTTGCAACTGGTGTTTGCGCTACTTTAACTCAAAGTAGTGGAACAGATGGAAGTGTTACACTTACTATAACTGGCGCATAGGAGGTAGCCAATGGCAAATACTACTTCGGGAACAGTTGTTTTTGATAAAAATTTTGCTGTCGATGATGTTATCGAAGAAGCTTATGAACGAATAGGTTTACAAGGAACATCAGGATATCAATTAAAAACAGCGAGAAGATCTTTAAATATTCTTTTTCAAGAATGGGGAAATAGAGGAATTCATTTTTGGGAAGTAGGTGATACTAATATAGATCTTGTTGAAGGTCAGGCCACTTATAATTTTTTTAGAGCAGCAAGTGATGGCACAAGTGCTACTACTGCTGGCGGAACTAGCACAACTTCTACTTATGGTTTAGCTGATATATTAGAATGTACTTATAGAACTAATTACGCTACGACTACTGAATCTGATTCATCAATGACAAAAGTTAGTAGATCTACTTATTCAGCTTTAGCTAATAAATTATCAAAAGGAACTCCTAATCAATTTTGGGTTCAAAGATTAATTGATAAAACTACAGTAACTTTTTATCCCACACCAGATTCTACGGCAGCAGGTAATTATGCTCATATATATTTTGTTAAAAGAATTCAAGATGCTGATTCTACTTATACTGATGCTACAGATCTTCCTTATCGTTTTGTTCCATGTATGTCTGCAGGATTAGCTTTTTATTTAAGTCAAAAATATAATCCACAACTTTCTCAACAAATGAAACTTTATTATGAAGATGAATTAGCAAGAGCTTTAGCAGAAGATGGATCTGCTGCGAGCAGCTATATAACCCCTAAAACTTACTTTCCGAGTGTATAATGGCTAGATTTGCATCAGGTAAATACGCAATAGCAATTTCAGATAGATCTGGAATGCAATTCCCTTATTTAGAAATGGTTAAGGAATGGACAGGAGCCTGGGTTCATTATTCAGAGTTTGAACCTAAACAACCTCAAATAAGTCCAAGACCCGTGATCGCTGATCCTCAAGGATTACAACGAGTAAGACCAGCACGTACAGCACCAGCTGTTACACAGTTAATGCCTCCTAATCCTTTTACAACTTATGCATCTGGTTCATCTTATATAAATGTTAATGTACCAAATCATGGTTTAACAAATGGAAGTACTTATAGATTTAGAGGAATGCCAACTACAGGAGGAGATTATACAGATCCACCTACTTTTGATGGAATCACAGGAGCTAAAATTGCTTTAGCGGCAGGTTATGCTATCACTACAGGAAAATATGTTGCAGGTGCAAGAGATACAGATTTTACAACAGACTGGTTTTATTTTGTTGTCAATACTGATACAGCTACAACAGGTGGAATAGAAGGAGGTGGTTATCCAGTGTCCGTTGGACCGGTAACTATAGAACCATAATGGCAGGATTTACATACGCAACACTTACAACAGCAATTGGAAACTATACTGAAGTAGATACAAATGTATTAACTTCTACTATTACAGATCAATTCATTGAAATGGCTGAATATAGACTTTTAAGAGATCTTCCAATTGATGCAGATAGAAAACAACAATCAGGAAGTTTAGTTACAGGACAACAAACCATTAACTGCCCAGCAGGATGTTTATTTACTAGAGGTATTCAAGTTTATACAGCCACGGATGGTGCTATTACTGGAGCTAATACTTGGTTACAAAAAAAGGACCAGACTTTTTTAAATGAGTATGTAGCTGCTAATACTGCTACTGGAAGTCCTAAATATTATGCTCAATTTGGTGGAGCAACGGGGATAACGGATACTACTTCAGGACGTTATATGATTGCCCCTGTTCCCAATGCCACTTATGCATTTCAAGTTCATTTTAATGCTAAACCAACAGGATTAAGTTCTGCTAATACTACAACCTTCATCAGTCAAAATTTTGGAAATGGGCTATTATATGCTTGTCTTATAGAAGCTTATGGATTTTTAAAAGGCCCTATGGATATGTTGACATTCTATGAACAAAAGTATAATAATGTAGTTCAGAAATTTGCTGCAGAGCAAATTGGGAGAAGAAGACGAGATGATTATACGGATGGTACAATTCGTATTCCAATCGAGTCTCCGAATCCTTAAAATAGGAGATAAATATGGCAATAACATCAGCAATTTGTTCCAGCTTTAAACAGGAACTATTACAAGGAAAACATAATTTTAGTTCATCTAGTGGTGATTCATTTAAAATTGCTCTTTTTGATAGTAGTGCTGATTTAGGCGCAGCAACAACTGACTATTCTACTTCTGAAGAAATTACAAACACAGCAGGAAGCGCTTACAGTGCAGGTGGAGCAGCTTTAACCAATACAGGAGTTGGTTTGACTTCTACAACTGCATTCACAGATTTCACAGATGTCTCATGGACAACTGCTTCATTCACAGCGAATGGTGCAATGATTTATGATACGACTACAGGAGCATCTACAAGTACTACAGAGTCCGTTTGTATAATTGCATTTGGGTCTGATAAAACAGCAACCGCTGGAACTTTTACAATTCAATTTCCTGCTAACGATTCGTCAAACGCAATCATAAGATTAGCGTAAGGAGGTTTCCTTATGCCTACCGTAACAGAAGGTTGGGGACGCAGAACCTGGGGGCGTGCCAACTGGGGAGATGCTACTCTTTACACTGAAGGATGGGGAGCCCTTGGTTGGGGTGATAACGAATGGAATGAGTTATCGGATGCAACCGTTACACCTACAGGAATTTCTTTTACAGCTAGTATTGGCAGCGTTACTAATGTTGTTGATGTTACAGTTGAACCAACAGGAATAAGTTCTACTTTTAATGTTGGAGATCCTACAATAGTTGTAGATTCTTCTTTAGAAAGTTCTAATTTTTTAATTAGTTCACTACAAGGAACTATTACTCCGGTTGTTAATGTAACACCAACTATTACCGGTTTAGATATAACTGCTGCTATAGGAGTTATTGATCCTACGGATCAAGTTGTTGGTTTTGATGGATTAGAAATCACATCCACTCAAGGAACAGCATTTGCACCTAATGAAGATGTTTCACCTAGTGGATTAGCTATCACTTCTGAAATGGGTACTCCTGTATTTATTAATGAGGTAGTAGTCCAACCTTCAGGATTTGCAATTACTTCTACTTTAGATAGTGTAACTGTGCCTAATGATGCAGCTGCTTTAACAGGACTTTCAGCAGAATTTACTCTTGGAACTTTAGAAGGAATAGGATCAGTAGTAGTTCAGCCAAGTGGTATATCTAGTACCATGAGCCTTGGTTCAATAGCCGATGTTCCTGATCAAGTAGTCAGTTTTGATGGGGTATCTTCAAGTTTCAGCGTTGGAAGTGTAGATTTACCGGATCAGGTAGTAAGCTTTGATGGTCTTTCAGCAACTGTTACTTTAACTGCTCCTTTTATTATAAGTTATGAGAATATTGACACTGGATCCAATATCTCTTATAGTAATATTTCAACGGGTTCGAATATCTCATATTCGAATGTTGCAACAGGATCAAATACAAGCTATAGTGATGTAGCTTAGGAGAAAAATATGGCATCAACATATAATTATTTAGGTATAGAACTTATGGCAACCGGTGAAAATGCTGGTACATGGGGAACTAAAACAAACACAAATTTAAACGTTATTCAACAAGCCGCATCAGGCTATCATTCACAAACTATTGCAGGTGGGGTACAAACTACAGCTTTATTAATTACAGATGGAGATTCATCTTCAACAACTGATAGTTTAACTAATGCTGCAAGAAATCAAGTTATAGAATTAACAGGAACAATTACAGGAAATCAAATTGTAACATTTCCAGATGCCACAGAAGGATTAAAAATTGTATTTAATAATACAAGTGGAGGACACACAGTTCAATTAAAAGGAGCTTCTGATGGTGGATCAGGAACTACTT